CGGATCGATACCAATGATCTTCCTCATCCTCGCATCCCTAACGCAACCCTTCACCCGCTCCGAGCAAGCCGACCTCCTAGAACTTAACCACCACTACGATACGCAAGGTTGCCACGTTTACGACCAGCTCATTGTTTGGCGACAAAACCCCTCCACATTTCGATTCGAGGTGGCATCTTGGACCCTATGCGACACGCAAGGCAAGTATCCCACAAGATTGCCATCGGGTGTCTATCGCGTCACCTGGCTTGATTCTGGCAAGCCCAGGGAGGTTGTGTCTCGGCAGTTTCGTGAGAGTTGGACGCAGACCGACCCTGAACGAGACGATCAACGCAGGGTTCACCCAGACGACCGAATCCGGCTCATCGAAAAATAGTTTCCGGATTCTTGCCAAAATACTCTTGCTGCCCTTGCCAATCGTCCGACACTAGCTATAGTTACTCATGTAGTCGGAAACGCAAACGCAAAACAAAGAAACGAAAAGATGACAACTGCACAAATCAAAAACTTCATCGCAGCAAACAAAGAAACCATCACCGCTCGCGTAAACGAATACACCGCAGTTTGTAACATCAAGATCAGCGAATTCACTGGCGAACAAAAACAACGGTTGATCCTGAGCCTGTTTGCGGTCGAAATTGCAAATATGGTCAAGTAACAAACTCACACTATCAAACAGGGCAAGGCGTAAAGCCTGCCCTTCTACCAACCCCATCCAACAGACCGGCAAGACCGGCAAGGATTTAAGATGTTCAGGCTCGAATGGAATCGCGGCTTTTGTATCGTCGGAACTTTCGCGGAGTGCGAGAGCCATCCGGCTTACCTTTATTCAACCATACTGCGGAGAGTTCCGTTCGGTTGGGAAGTGATTTGACTTGTGGGATTTCCGGCAAATGTTGACGTTCGCTTGTGCGGACTTGGCGAACTGATCGCGGCAGACCTCGCAGACGGTGAAACGCCTTCCGAGTGGATACGCGATGCAGTGGCACGCAAGCTAGACGTGGAAGCTCCGGTCGTGGAACTGGGGCAAAAGAATTTTGGCGAGCAAGGTGCGGCTGGTGCTGCGGCTCGGTGGGGTAAGAAAAGGAAGTAGCTTACGGAATTGCAAAATTGATTGCACTAGCGTACACTGTTGACATGATTACCTCTACACAAGCTGCAAAAGAAATCGGTTGCTCAGTCGCCACAATCTCCCGCTGGGCTGCTAGACTTGGCTACACAAGACGGTTCGGGAACTGCATCTTGCTAACCAAACCGCAGGTTAACGCAATTAAAAAAGCCTGGAAAAAGAAGGCCGGAAACCCTGATTTTGGAAAATCTTTAAGAACTACTATTGCAAAATAGTTTGCATGCCGATACAGTTCAGGCATGGGGCAGTTGGCAGCGTTGCCAACAATTTTTGGGAACTTAGGTGCAGGCCAAGATTTGGTCACGGATTGCATCAGATTGGAATTATCTATGGTCATTTTGGAACGGGCGTTTCAATCGCTGGTTGAGGTCGCCAAAGACGACTTGCTGCACGGTCAGCGGTATTTGTTAGTCGATGACACGCATGCTTTGGTCGTGTGTGTTCGAAGTGTTGACGGGCGCAAGTTCGCGAAGGTTGAGCTGTCGTATCTTGCAGCACGGGTGCAGATGACGCTGGACATCGTGCTGGATCACTTCACGACTGACTTGGCGAAGTTCTTTGAACTGCCAGCTACGGAAGGTGGACGATGAACAGCGCACTAACATTCCAGTTCGTCCCAATCGACGATTCAGGCGAAGTCGATCAGCTCAAGTGGCAAGCGATTAGCTTCTACGAAAGTGAACGTGACGTTGTTTGCTACTGGGAAATCTTTTGCAACCGGCATGGGATTTTTACTGTTGATTGCTCGGACTATCAGATGGTAGATGGTCGTCGCACTCCTGAAGATGATCAGTTTATAGATTTGTCATCGGCAAAGAACTATTGCGAGCATCTTGAAGCAAGCCTGCAACAAGAACTTGAGCGTGAATACGAGCACGATCTTCGACCGCTTCTTGCTAAGCGAGAACAACGAAACAAGGGACTAATCCCTGCTTAACACACGGACGCAACCAGCGGACGGACTCGACTATCTAACGGACTGGATAGGGCTGGCTTCATGGATGGGATTTTACAACGGATGGAATTTCTAAGGAGATGCAAGGATGGCTTTGGTATTAGGTCGCAAAAGCGGCGAACGTGTCTGGGTGGGAAACGATGTCTGCGTTGAAGTCGTTTCAATCAGGGGAAACAAAGTACGGCTCGCTTTTCACGCGCACCCATCGGTGCCGATCTTGAGAAGCGAAGTCAAGGAAGCTGACGAACGAAAGGAACAAGGGAAGTGAGATATTACAAGATCGTTTACCGTCGGAAAATCTACAAAGGCAGCGGTAAGTTTATTCACAGCATGGTCGTTTCGTCTCAATACAGTCGTTGCATCACGTCAACGGAAGCAATGAACGACGCCTATGTCAAAGCAGCTCGGCAAGTGTCGGATGCTTGGAGCGTGGAGATTCGGGAGATTTGCAAAGTCGAGTATCTGCAAATCATTAGGGACCATGACAACTTTGGGATCTGGATGCTGTCCACCGAGGCTTATCAGGAAGAAAGGGACGACGCCAATGCCGACAGCTAAAGCCAAAAAGCGTTCGATCATCACGGAAGCAAAACGACGCAACCACCTTGCAAGAAACGGAATCAGCAGGGACGACGATTCAGTTTACGGCGCGTTGATGCGGGTCGGCCACGATGAGGACTTTGAGCCATCTCGGATGCCAGAACCAACTGACGCGCCGCCTGGGTCGCTGGAGAAGTTGCTGTTGCTGACTAAGCGGGTGATTCGTGGCGAAGTGCTGCACCATCCGGAAGATAACGCGGTGCTGGCGACGGTGGAGCAGCAGTACGAGATGACTCGTTATGCAATTGACGAGGCTAGGAAGTATCGAGGCAGGTAGGACGTTTTTACAACAACAGAATTAGAAAGTGTTTGGTGAGCTAAATGGGTGACATGATTATTCCAGTATCAATGGACTTGGCTACGTTTGAGGTCGCGAGCTGCGATCTTTCACAAGAGTATTGGACACCGAATGACGTAGGCGAAAAGCGTCGGATGGTGTTTGTCGAAGTGAATGAAAGAACGGTACTTGACCAGAAAACAGCAGAGGAAATCTTGCTCCCTTGCGTGGTGTTCATTCAACCGATTAACAACGAAAGCAAGACTGTCGTCAACGGTTCAAAGCGTCTTGTTGCTGTATTCGAGAACAACGCAATGGAACCAGGAACTCCAGTTGAGATTACCTACAAGGGCAAGAAGAAAAATAGGACGAACGGCAATATGTCGGACGACTGGAGCGTGGTCAAGCTTTCAGCAGCAAAGGCCAAAAAATGAACCTGGACGAAATGGAACTTGGCGAAGAAGTGCTTGATCCAGTTGAGGTGAAGCGGGACGAGTGGTTGCGGAAAAGGCTAGGCAAGATCACTTGCAGTCGGTTCGGTGACTTGATGGGTAGCGGGCGAAGCAAAGATGCTTTGTTTAGCCAAACTGGTTATAGCTACCTTCGACGTATTGTGGCTGAACGGTTGGGATCGTGGTATAGCGTCTCAGCCAAGTCGATGGACTGGGGAAACGAGAACGAATCAAAGGCGATTGCTGAATATGCGAATCGGTTTGAGTGGGATGTTGATAGCACTCCATTCCAATACTTTGATTTGACGGACGACATTGGTGGAACGCCTGACGGTTTGGTTGGTGGTTCTGGTTGCCTTGAGGTCAAGTGTCCGTTTGATCCTGCTGTGCATGTCAACACGTTGCTGACTAAGGAAGTTCCAAGCGAGTATGAATGGCAGGTTGTTGGTCATCTTCTGGTGACTGGCCGCGATTGGTGCGACTTTATTTCGTTCGATCCACGAATGGAAGGCAAGAACAGGCTTTGCGTAATTCGGGTTGAACGTAGCGAGGCGAGGGTTGAGTTGCTGAAGAAACGGTTGGAAGTGGCTGTTGGGGTGGTGCGGGAAATGGTTGAAAGGATTGGTGTGTAGGTATGGAACTGACAGGAATCGTACTAGCCAAAGGCGCACCAAACCGAACTCAGGATGGAAGAACTACAATGTGTTCTATCATCCTCTCTGACGAACTTGGATTGATTCGACTCTATCCGTTAAGCGTTACAGGAAACCAAGAGGTAAAGGTATGGACCCGCATCAAGTGCAAGGTTGCTAGATCGCAAAAGGATAATCGTACAGAAGCGTTTCGATTGGTTGGAAACGAAATTGAAGTCATTGACAAAATTGAGTCGTCATCCAGCAAATCAAGCATTCTTGACTCCTGTCATCTAAAGTCTGGCGACAAAGATCCGATCGCATACCAAAACGAGCGACGGGCTAGCATCTGCGTCGTGAAGGTAAATGGAAGAATAGGCATTTCCATGAAGTCGCGAGACGACACAGAGCGAAGAATTTCTGAAGACGAAGACTCTTGGGTAATGACACAGTCGGAGTTTCCGTACAAGCCCTACGTTTCTTGGACTAGCCTTCAAGGTGTGTCGCACGAAACGCACTTGGTTGCACAGGAAGTCTATTTGGGCATGCAGAAGAATGCTGCAAACCCTTCTAGGATTTTCGACAACATGCATGCTCTCGATCCTGACTACCAGCATTGGATGGTATTGGGAAATACAAAAGATCGCCGAAACGTTTGGGTGATGCCTCATTTGCATCGTCTAAAAAAAACAACTTCCGCTACGACTACAAACTTCTTGATGAACGATGGAGAAAGCGGAAGTTGGCCGTACTCGCAGCAAGAGGAAATAAATGCGAAGTATGTGAGTCCACAAATGCAATTCAACTTCACCACCTAAGGTACGACATTGACAAGCAGCCTTGGGAGTACGAGGACTGCGATTTGAAATTACTTTGCAGGCAATGCCACGAAAAGGAACACGGTAGATAATGGACTTTCACGAAGCAGCTTGCATTTTCCCGATGCTAAGCGAAGAAAAGATCGATGATCTTGCAAAAGACATTGAAGCAAATGGGCAGGTAGTTCCAATCCAGTTAATGGACGGAAAGATTCTTGACGGGCGCAATCGTTGGATGGCTTGTTTGAAGATTGGAAAGAAGCCAGTCACGGTTGATGTTAATCCAACTGACCCAATTGCGTATGTCCTTAGCCTTAACCTTCAGCGTAGAGATTTAGACGAAGGCGAAAAGGCAATGGTTGGCGGTAGGGCTAAGGCTTTGTACGACAAGCAAGCCAAAGCAAGGCAAGGGAAAAGAAACGACTTGGTGGACAATTGTCCACCAAGTTCAGAGCAAGGAAAGTCCAGAGACAAGGCCGGCGAAGCCGTTGGAGTGTCTGGGAAACAAGTAGATAGGGCTGTCAAGGTTTTAACTAAAGGATCTAAAGAACTTATTGAAGCCTGTGACAAAGGCGAGGTTGCTGTTTCAGCAGCGGCAAAGATAGCGACACTTCCAAAGGCAATTCAAAACGACATTATCAAACAAGCTCGCGAAGAAGGGAAGGATGTAGGCAAGGCAGTCGCACAAGCGGCGAAGCATATTGTTCCTCAGCCTGATAGTGATTGGACTGACAGCGAGCGAGAGAGGAAGAAGCTTGTTGAGTCTGGCAGGACTGTCGTTGCGAACAAACGATCAGATCAGCGACTGATTAGGTGGGCGATGGAGAATGGACACTTCATACCGATCGACAGAGGAACACAATGGGGCAATCCTTTTGTGAAAGACGAAGATGGCGACCGAGACACAGTTTGCGATTCATTCGATGTCTATTTGAAGCTTAAGCCATCTCTTCAAAGCAAGATTGTAAGTCTACAAGGTAAGGTGCTTGGATGTTGGTGCTATCCAGAGCGATGCCACGGGAATAGCCTTTGCGATAAGGCTAACCAATGAGTCGCCAATCCGAATACCCACAAGTAGCGATCGATTTCATAAAAGCCGCACGCTACCCGCAATCGGTCTTTGAGTTCGCTGCCGACCTGGAAAACGTTGGCATGCACGGAGGCCGAGTCCCAGCAGCTCGCGCCCACGTTTGGAAAGCGGTTATTGACCAATTAGTGACAGACGGAAAGTTGGTTGTATCGGATCGTGGCGTTCACGGTTCGACTGAGTTGGATAAGCCGAAGCAGATGGAATTGTTTTAGAGGTTGGAACATGGCTGGTGATTGGATCAAGATGCGGGTGGACCTACAAGACGACCCTGCTGTAGTGTCGGTTTGCGACAGCCTTGAGCTTGACGAGTTCGAGGTTGTTGGCAGGCTACATAAACTTTGGGCTTGGGCCGACAAGCACACGGCTGATGGGGTTACTACTGGAGTCACTCCAAAGTGGGTTGATCGATATTTGAACAAGCCTGGGTTTGCTCAGGCGCTGATTGAAGTCGGCTGGCTCGAGTTTAAAGAAGATGCCTTGATGTTTCCTGGATTCGAAATACACAACGGAAAGTCTGCCAAGTCTAGGTGTGATGCTGTTTTACGACAAAGAGAGTCACGCATGCGTCACGCTGGTGTCACAAACTCTGGAGAAAAAAGAATATCAATTCCCAAACCATTCACGAGGGCTGTGATGCAGAGGGATGATTACAGGTGTGTGTATTGCGGGACGGAATCAAGTCCAGAACTCGAGGCATCTAAAAAGTCAGTGCTTTCAATCGACCATATCGTTCCGCATTCCAGGGGGTCTGGTCGGCAAGCGATTGAGGACTTAGCAACCTGCTGCAAGCTTTGCAACAACGAAAAGAATGACAGGACGCCTGAAGAGTGGGGATTGCTTCCTACATTTCTAAACGAAGGAGTTGTGTACAAAGAAGGAACGCTTGTCACAGAAAAATGTGACACAAACGTTACAAAACCGTTACCAGAGAAGAGAAGAGAAGAGAAGAGTTTAGAAAAAGAAAAAGCACGCGGGGAGGAGTTTCAAATCTGCTGGTCTAAGTGGAAGAGGCACTTGGGGCAAATCCAAAAGCCTTTGAGCCAGATCACGGAAGAGACTCAGTTGATGCAGCTAGGCCGAATCTACCCGAACGACGAAGATGCAATCCAGGCGATTGAGTATTCGATTAGTGTGCAGGCGAAGAACCTGATTCTCAACGGCGATCACAAACCGAAACCGCAATCGTTCTCTCACGCGAGCAGCAAAGTAGCCAAATCCAACGACGACCTTCTAAGGAACCTACGATGAATCCAATTGAAGCAGGTGCATTTTTCCAAAAAGCGTTTATCGCATTTCCAGGTTTGGCGTCCTGGTTGCGGGAGAACTCTACCGATCCGGCTGGAACATGCTCTTCATGGGCTTCCACGTTGTCTAAGGTGAGCGCGGACGAAGCCTACGCAGTTTTGGACGGGTGGGTGGATGGATCGATTAAAGACCCGCCAGTGGGCTACAAACGGGAAACGTTCGCGTTGAACGTGAAGGCTTTGGCAATGGGTTTGAGGGATCAGGCAAAGCGGGAACAAGTTAGGGAGGAACTTTGGATCAAGTCGAATCGCGGCAAGTACGTTCCAAGTGCTGCGTTCAAGTCGATTGCTAAACCGTTTATGCAAATGCTGGAACACAAGTCCAGACTGGTGGATGGTGAGATAACGCACGCGGAATACGATCGGCTTGTGGATGAAATTACAGAGGGGGCTTTTTCGAAATGATAAAATTTAACATCCCCGCAGTCCCGGTCGCCGAACCTAGAAAACGATCCAGAGTCGTTCGAAGTGGTGGCAAGGCATTTGTAAGCCACTACACCCCCACAACTCACCCGGTAAACGCTTTCAAGGCTTCAGCAAGCAAAGCAGCCACGGAAGCGATTGGACGCTTAGGACCGCTTGCGGGGCCGCTCAGGATCGAGATCGTTTTCGTCTTGCCTAGAACAGCGGGGCAAATCTGGAAGACAAAGCCAATGCCCAGGATGTGGCACGCCAAGAAACCGGACTTCGACAACTTGGAAAAGTCGGTTTGCGATGCCTTAAAAGGGATTGTGTGGATCGACGACTCGCAAGTGTGCTGCACGAGCGTTCGCAAGGTGATCGCGGCTGGCGACGAGTCACCGCATGTTGAGTTTTCTTGTGAGCAGCTTGGCGAAATCGTGACGGTGGTTAGGGTTTGAACGACTGTCATCATCGAGCTTGAAAGGAAAAACTATGAGCAAAAAAGAAAGCGTGGATGCCGCTTCGATGCATCCAATTGTTCACACGCCCGGTCCGTGGAGGACAGCAAGGGGATTTGGAAGTTCTCCACCGATAGTGATGCCAATACTGATCGTCGAAGGGGAAGGCGAGAGGTACAGGCAGTTGGCGATTATCGTACCCGCAGGGGCTGAGTCGGACGAAGACTTGGCGAACGCAGCTTTAATGTCGCGATCTCCAAAAATGTACGACCTGCTTTTGGAGGCAGAGAACCTGCTGCAAGGAGTTGCTTCAACCCAGTCAAAGCGGTTGGCAAAAAAGATACGCACACTGATTGATGATGTTAGGGTCGTGTGAACGCTTTGATTGATCGGACCGCCGTGGTTCGGTCTCCATTTCAGAAAACCGTGATCGGCGGCTCCGATCGAATCAATTGTTAGGTGGCGATATGCAAGATATAGAATTGATGGAAGCAAGGACGCTGAGGTTGAAAGAAGGTGGGCAGTTTGTTTGTGGCTCGACTTCGTTCGAGTGCATGGCGGGCAAAGTGGTTTTTTTGCGGCAGGTGGATGAACGAAACAGAAAAGTACTGCTTGATTTTGGAGCCCGTCTTGTGGATTGGTTTCCCGTGTCTTTCCTAGATAGGTTCGATCCCCCATGCGCAACGTCCACATAACGCTTTGATTCATCCAGTCGCGGAGAAATGACATGACCAAACCGAAAGACGATGGCCGCGACTTGGATGCAATCAATTGTTCGTCGGCTTTGGCATTTTGTTGTGTCGTCGCACTTGCGATCTATGGATTGTGTCGATTGATGGATGACGCAGGAATCGTAGTGCATCGCAACGACGAAGCACAGTTTTGGTTTGAAAACGATTTGAGGAGTTGGATTCATGGCAAAGAAAAAAGTTGAAGCGACACCCGAAGCTGTTGAGGCGGACAGACCAATATGCCCGCATTGCGACAGGCCGTGGCGCGAGACGGAGTACGAATACCACACAATCAATTGTTCTTGTGGTTGGAAGTTTGAAGTTCAGAGAGTTTATATAAGCAGGGCTTTACCAAATGGCGAGTAATACAATCGGAATCGATTTGATAGCAGCGGAGCGTCAACGACAGATCATCGCAGAGGGTTGGTCATCTGAGCACGACGACACCCACCGCGAAGGCGAATTGGCAATTGAAGCAGCCTTGTGGGCCACAGAGCAAACGGCAAGGAAGTCTTTCCGTGATGGAATGTGCGGACCAGAAAGCCACCGCCAGTCTAAATCGCGTGTTAGGCAGTTAGTTATCGCAGGGGCGTTGATCGCTGCGGAGATTGACCGTTTGCATCGTTTAGAAGGCAAGCAGTAAGTCCGACGAACAATTCATTAACCTGCGCCGCGCAGATTAACACGACGAACGCAGTTTTTGCATTGTAACAGTCGTCGCGTTACGGTGCGGGTTTTTTAGGTACGACGAACGAAAAGATTCAATCGGTCGCGGCAAGTAGCCGCAACATTGCAGAAACGGTTTGACCGCAACTTTTCTGCGATCAATTTTTATGCGGTTTGGAGGTTTTACAATGGCACAATTTACGAACAGAGACAAGTTGATAATCATGCAGGAACAAGCCATGTGGATCGTGGCAAACATCTTGCGAGAAGAAGCATCATCGGTGAACCACACATGGCAGGCTCGCATTCGGAAGTTATCGGAGGAATCGCGACAGATTGCACAGGAGCTACGCGATCACAACGAACAGTTCGAAGAAGAGGACGACGAGTAATCAACGACTCGCTGATCTGTGAGGATGTGGTGAAGTGGGTGGCGAAGCGAAAGAAGGCTAAGAAATGACAAAACCAGAATCGGACCTTGCTGACTTTTTAGGAAAAGCAATCTTGCTGCATTTGGCAATTAAAGAACTTACTAGCGAACTTACGGTGGACATTTGCCAGAACTGCCCACGGTTAGTGTTGATGGTTCTTTCGGACCTGGAGCGGCGATCGGAAGAAATTGTTGAGGCGATGAAATCGACGAACAATGGCTAGCAGGTGTGTGGCCGAAAGACCGCGTGTGGGCGTTTCGGATTAACCATCGCAGCACGCAGAGCTAGCCAGAGTGCCGCCGGCCTGGAGACGGGCCGGTGGTTTTTACTGACAACCATCACGAACGGAAATGCCAGGATGAAATACTTTTTTTATGAATGCGACGCCTGCGGCAATCAGTTGCGTTTGTCGTTTGAATTGACGGGTGCCAGTGAGGAGAAATCCGAAACAGGGAAATTAGCCCAAGAACAACTCAGCGAAATGCAATCGCGTGTTGAAATGTTGGATGTGGAAGTCCGAAGCGTCTTGGGAGAATTGGATCACCTCGCAGAAGTTTGGGGCGATGAAGGCGTTTTTCGTCGGTGTCGCGACAGGTTGCGGAAAGTGTTGGACCAAGCAGCAAAGCTGTAACAAAAAAACACTGGTTTTTATTACAAAGAATCCCCCCCATCACGAACGGAGATAGAGATGGACCCAAAAGACGACTGCAAAATGTTTAATCTAAAACAGGTGTCGCACATAGTCGATAAGCACAGACACACGATAAAAAGATGGGTTCAAATTGGCGACTTTCCCAGTCCTAAACGCATTGGAAAGGATGAAGACTATTGGTTTGGTTGGCAGTTACGACAGTGGATATACGAAGAAAACTGTACAGTTTCGGCGATTCAGGTCGAATCAGAGAAATCGAACGACTAAGCGAACAACCCTGGCGAATAGAGTTTGAAAAACAACTCTCTGCACAGGGGAATCGCTTTGGTTACCAACGGCAAGATTCGGCATATCGGACCAAACTCCACGGCAATATCGTTTGATAACGCCAAAAGCGGGTTTGAACAGTGGTTTCTTTTGCGTTCGGATGTCCACCATGACAACCCAAAATGCGACTGGAAGCTGGAGAAAAAGCACCTAGACCAAGCAGTTGAACGCAATGCTTGGATTATCGACAATGGCGATTTGTTCTGCGCGATGCAAGGCAAGTGGGATAAACGCAGCTCGAAAGACTCGATCCGAGAAGAACACTTGCAGGGCAATTACCTGGACTCCTTGGTAAATACTGCTGCAGAGTTCTACAAGCCATACGCCAAGCACTTCTTGCTTCTTGGACGCGGCAACCACGAGACTGCAATTCGAGGCCGACACGAAACTGACTTGACCGACAGGCTTGCTCACGAAATGAAGCGGCAAGGATCGCAGGTGCTTTCTGGTGGTTATGGTGGATGGATTCGATTCTTGTTCTCTCGCGGTGGTGGCAACCGTTCCTCCAAGGTTCTTTATCACTTTCACGGTACAGGTGGGGGTGGGCCAGTGACTCGCGGAACCATCCAGACGAATCGAATCGCTGTCTTTACACCCGACGCTGATATTGTACTGACGGGGCACACTCACGATTCTTGGATGATGCCAATTCAGCGGCAAAGAATCAGCGATATGGGAGTTATCTATCACGACGAACAATATCACGTTCGCGTTGCTGGATACAAAGACGCATGGGGTGACGGATCGCACGGCTGGGAAGTTGAAAAGATGCTTGGTCCAAAGCCAAAGGACGCGGCTTGGTTGCGGTTCTATCGTGAAAGCGATGCGATTCGTTTTGAACTGATGAGGGCGACATGAGCCGCATCCGCAAGGGCGACATCGTTCAGCTTTCCTTCCGCGATCACGCTGAAGGCACGGACCATTTTGAGTTTACCACCTACGGACGCGTTCAAAGTCAGACCAAGCTGGCGATCACGCTTTGCTGCTGGCAGTACGCAGACACCAAAAAGCCTGTTTACGCGGAAGATGCGAATGTGATTGTCCACACGATCTTAAAATCAACGATAACTCGAATACAAAAGTTGGTTGTCGAATAAAAAATTCGCGTACAGTTTTGTCGGTTTTGGGCGAATTGGAATAAACAGCCGATTAGCCAGTAACCCCCTAAGGATAGTCTTACAGTTAACCGAATATCCAGTATTCACTGCGGAGTAAATCCCATGCCATTGATTGTCAAGACTCTTATCACCTCGCGAAGATTTTGGGCGGCGGCGGCGGTTGTCGCTGTGCCAGTTCTCAACGAAAAGTTTGGATGGGGACTTTCTGAAGAAGTCTTTGTAACGAGTGCCATTGCTGTTGTCGGTTGGATTCTTGGTGAATCGCTGCGATCTAGCGAAGGACCGAAAGCAAGTGCTTAGGCTGCGAATGCGACTCGCAGCACGCGAGATCGCAAGGCAGGCATGGGTCAAGTCGCATGGACGGGGCGATGATGCTCGTCTGTTGTTCGAGAAGAACGAACGGATTCAGAAGTTTTCTCCGGCGACAATCCTGCTGATGCTGCAACTTGCGATGGCGTTGTGGCAATGGTGGAAAGATCGCGGGATTGATGAGCCTAGTGCGGTTGCAAGCATGAGTGAGCCGATTAACTGGAGCGATGACGATGGGAATTAGTGAGTACGACATCCTAACAAACACGCAGCCATTTGCTGAAGACCTTGGGATAGTTGACGTTGTAGAAGAGACTGAAACCGAAACAGCAACTCCTTTTGTTTCGACGGATGCACCCAAAAATGCTTT